TTACCCTGCATGAGGATGCCTTCAAGAAAATACTGCTTTTCACCTGCTTCATTAGATTCCGTGATAATCTGAATATTTTCGTTGACTTCGCAGATGAGTTTCATTAGTAAATCGAGCCTCCAGCGATTGTAGTTACCTTGTGCAACTTAAGAGTAATAGTGCCAGGACCAGAACCAACTTTCGTTACAACAACGTTAGCCTGAGGTTCTCCGCCGTAGTTATCGACAAGACGTGAGTCTGAGAAATCGAATACGTGCTGACCGTCTGTAAGATTAAGAACAGTATTAGCGCCGCGCTTAACAACCCAGTATGCGTTGTTACCAATCGACCACTCAGCAGAAATGATATTCATGCGAGTAACAGTTTCACCCGCAGAGTTAGCACCAATAAGAGGATTTGAATTATTAAGCTGAACGTGTCCGCCGCCGTTAGAAAACTTAACGATGACCCATCCGCCCTTAACGTGTTTGTTGACTACTCCATCAGCCATTATTCATCCTCACCAGATAGAGTTTCATAAACGAAATCAAGAATCTTTTCAAAAGATTCGATTCCTTCGTTAACAGCAGAACGGAATATTTCACGATTACCTGTATTCAGTTTTTCGTAAACGTCTGTAATAGCATTAAATACATCTTCGTTGATTTCGATTTCATCACCGTTTAACAATTCAATTGTAATGTTATCTGAATTATCTTCGCTGATTACTGGTGCATTAACAAAGATTGATTCTTTAAAAGCCTGTACTGATGAAGGCGCTAAACGAACAGGTTTCATATCACCCTGTGTCTTATCAGCACGAGTCATAGGAGTCTTACTTCCTTTGAATCCCGACTTATCGCCTAGCTTTGAAGTTCCCTGCTGAATGGGCGAACGATCACCATTACTTGGTTGATGATCAGCATCTGGGCCTTTTGGTTCCCCACCAGCGCTCTTATGTGGATAGTCTGTTACTTCGCGCGTATGAGCGTCATAGAAATCTTTTTCTCCCTGAGCTCTAGGCTTTAATTCCTTAGCTTCTGGGTTTTCTTCTTTCTTAAGAGCTTCACGCAGTTGTCTGAATGTCTTCATCTGATTCTATCTCCTGATCTACTGCGAGCTCTTCTTCTTGATTAGTAGAAAACATTGTAGAAGCTATTTCTACTTTCTTAAGCTCTAACGCATCTTCGATTTTAGCTGCCAACGCATCGTGAATAGCGTCGCGGAATCCGTTAGCATCTTGCTGAGCGGCTGCTTGAAGTGCTGTAAATATTTGTTCCATTATAAACCTCTTCTTTAAACTATTTATAAAATGATGCCTTTTATCTTACATCATTTACATATGTTCCGTAAAAGTTGGTACCGTCGTGAATAAACGTAAATATGTCTCTTCGACCTACGGCTGTTGATAATGTAGGAGCTACACCCGCTGGCCACTTAAATACAGAGTTCCATGTGATACTATAATTTCCTATTCCGCCTTGTATAACATGAAGTATGTATGTCCCTACTTTGGCATTAGTAGGCGCACCCATGTTTCTGCTTGCTCCTAACGTTACTGTAGCAATTCTTCCGCTATTGGTATCCCATGCTATGGTAGCTGCATCAGTTAGCGTTTGAGAAGCTTCTGTGCCTCTCATGGTAACTGTTCCATCTAAGATTGTGTTTCCAGATATTGTTACATTACAGTTAGCAAATAGTGATCCATTAACAGTAGTGCGTTCAGATACATTAGTAGGACTTCCTAAAACAGTATTTCCAGAAACATATAGATTTGTAGAAATAGTCTGACGACCAGTATGTGCTAACAATCCTGATGTTGCAGGGTTTACTTTAGTTGCATACAATGTAGAAGCGTTAGCTACTTGCAGTCTATCGCTAATTAATGTTCTAAGTGCAGTATTGGTACCAGTAAGCGCAGTCCAAGTCGCACGAGCAGCAACTAACGTATTAACGTTAGAAACTTGCATACGAGCATTGATCAATGTTCTAAGAGCGGTGTTGGTGCCAGTTAAGTTTGTATTAACGAGAGTAACACGTGCAGTCTGTGTAGCTATAGATGAGTTCGTGTTTGCGAGTGCTGCACGTTCTACAGCCTTAGTTTGATAAATTGATGCAGCATTGGCTACTTGAAGTCTGTCAGAAATTAATGTTCTTAATGCTGTGTTTGTGCTAGTGAGTCCAGCCCAAGATGCTTTAGCTGCAAGAAGAGTGTTGACGTTGGCTACTTGATAACGATCACTAATGAGAGTTCTTAGCGCGGTGTTAGTTCCTGTTAACGCTGTCCAAGATGCACGAGTAGCAATGTAGGAATTTGTATTGGCTAAAGCAGCGCGTTCTACAGCCTTAGTTTGATAAATTGATGCCGCATTTGCGACTTGCAGATAATCTGTTGTAGACGCAGAAATCGTGATAGTATCTGTTGTAGGATTACCAGCTAATACGATTCTAGATCCGGCAACAAGAGTAAGTCTGTCTGTTGTAGTATCGGCTACTATTACGTTAGCACCTACAAGAATACCGGAGAATCCGTTTGCAGTGCTTCCACCACCAGCAAGAAGATTAGTTGTTGCGCCAGCAGCACAAGCCGAAATATCAATGTACGCGCCACGAGCGCTTCCGCCTTGTTCAAAAAACCTTATTTTATTTTGATAAGCATCAATAGTGATTCCACCATCAAGAGTTCCATTTGGTGGTTTAGTTAATTTAACTTCGCCACCCTCATCACCGCTAGCATTTGTCGATACAAGTTCTAAACCACTAATGATACCACTAGCGGTCATCGTTCCTGTAACTGATGCGTTACCAGAAACTGCAAGGTTGGTAGAAATAGTCGCGCGCCCCGTGTGCGCGAGCAATCCAGACGTTGTTGGGCTTACTTTAGTTGCATACAACGTAGCGGCGTTTGATACTGCTAGTTTGGTAGCATCAATCGCACGCAACGCAGTGTTGGTTGCAAGCAAATTCGTATTGATAAGATTGATACGTGCGTTCGTATTTGCTAAGGCTCCTGCGTTCCCTAGTTCAAATATCGCAGTTCCGTTGGATGAAAATAGCTTGAAATCTTTTGTGTTGATCGCAAGTTCGCCTGTAGAAATATCAGACGTTGTTGGTTTTTTACCTGCGACGCTACTGCGCTTGATTTTAATCGTTGATGGCACTTCAGGCTCCTAGAAAGGATTGGCGAGCAAAACGCTTGTTGCTCGCCATTATACCAATTTATGTTAGTATGTTCCGCCGTCTATGATAGCATCTAGAGTGGCTAGTGTGTAACCAGTTCCTGCTACGTTGACTGTGGTTGTTGGTTCCGCTTGAAGATCGGCATAAACTTTAAACACGCCGTCTGAAGCATCGCGGAAAATACCAGAATACTTTGTAGTTGCTGATGCAACATACTTTCCATAGAAACCAACGTCTACGCTATCTGCTGCGTTGTTGGAGGCTAACTTAACCATCGAGTCGTCGACGTTAAGTGTTGACGATGATACGTAAGTTACACCGCCTTCAAATGTAAGATCACCGTCGATGATAGTAGAACCTGTGATTCTAGTGTTACCAGAAACTGCTAGGTTCGTGCTGATCGTCATACGACCAGTATGCGCAAACACTCCTGATGTCGTTGGGTTAACTTTTGTTGTATAAAGATTAGCTGCGTTCGCCACTTGCAAACGAGCATTGATTAGTGTGCGAAGCGCGGTGTTGGTACCGGTAAGATTCGTATTAACCAACGTAATACGGCTAGCTTGTGTAGCAATAGAAGCGTTCGTATTAGCAAGCGCAGCGCGTTCAACTGCTTTTGTTTGGTAGATAGTAGCAGCGTTAGCAACTTGAAGTCTATCAGAAATCAGAGTACGTAATGCTGTGTTCGTACCAGTTAGGTTTGTATTAATAAGATTGATACGGGAATTGGTATTGGCTAATGCTGCACGTTCAACAGCCTTAGTCTGATAGATTGTTGCTGCGTTTGCGACCTGAAGTCTATCAGAAATTAGAGTACGGAGTGCAGTGTTGGTGCCCGTAAGGTTCGTATTAACAAGCGTGATTCGAGAAGCTTGCGCTGCGATATAAGAGTTTGTGTTGGCTAATGCAGCACGCTCAACTGCTTTTGTCTGATAAGTAGCAGCCGCGTTGGCTACTTGCAATCTATCACTGATGAGCGTACGAAGTGCAGTATTGGTGCTTGTAAGAGAAGCCCATGTTGCTCTCTGATTTACTTGTGTTATAGTCGCATATGTTGCAGCTGCGTTAGCTACAGTTAGATACTGAGCGCCAATTCTAAAAATCGTTGAACCGTTCGACGTGAACAGCATACGATCGGGGATGTTGACCGCAAGTTCGCCTGCTGCAAGTGAAGTAGGAGCCGATCCTGGCGACGTACTTCTTTTAATTTTAATTACTGATGCCATTTCTTACACCTTTATTTTTGTCTAGCGAGGCGCTTAGGCTTTTGCGATCAACCTTCGTTAGAGTTTGAATTTGTTCCTTTTGCAGGCTATTTATATTTTTGACCTCAAACAACTCTTGCTCTAACATAGCATTTTTAGTCTTCAATAACAATAACTCTTGCTGTAGTAGATTGATTTGCTGTTGTTGTTCCATAAACTGGTTCAAAGCAATCATTTCAACCGACTTATCATAACTAAAACTGTCTGACATTACGCAAATGATCCTCCATCTACGTCGTCAAACTTAGGGATTCCGTTAGATCCAATCTGCATAATTTTGCCATTAGTTCCTGTGGCAAACGCGAACGTTGTGCTGTTAGAAGCATACATTACGCCGTTTTGCGTAAGCGATGTTTTTCCAGTGCCACCGTATTGAACGCCAAGCACATTGTTCAAAACAAGATTCGTGATCGTTAAGTTTTGAAATGAGCTTGGTGTGTTGGCTGTAACGACAAGCTGAGCCGCTTCAAGTTTAGCTGGTTGATTGTTTGCAATGAATACGATGTTGTTGTTTGTACCAACCGTAATTCTAGCTGTACCGAGATAGATGGTGTTATTCGATAGATAAAGCGAGCGGAATCTTTTTGTAGGGCTACCAAGATCATATGTTACGTTTGCTGATGGAAGAATGTGTGTTGTTACAGACTGAAGATTGGCTACTGCAATTTCACTGAACTTAGCAATACGTGTTCCGCCAACAGTTACACCGTCATGAACGCGCAATGTTTTGTTTGTAGTATCAACAGTAATTTCACCGTTCGCTCCAGTGAACGAACCGTGTTGTACTGCGCTACCTCTTCTGAACTTAACCTGAATGGCCATTACAGCGTCCCGTAATCTCTGTTTAGATCAACGTCAACTGAGCTTGTAATAAAACCGTAGTCAAGAGCTTCAGCCGAAAACCCACCACCTCCTCCACCAGACGACGCAGCTACATCAGCGATGTATGCGTTAGTGTTAGCTAATAATAATTTGACATATGCGTTGGATGCAGCATAAGCCTTCGTAGCATATTTAGCGGCTACATTGGCTACTTGTATTCTATCGCTGATAAGTATACGAAGAGCAGTGTTGGTTGCTGTCAGCGATGACCAATTAGCTTTCGTTCTTATAAAAGCATTAGTGTTAGCTAGAGCAGCTCGTTCAACAGCTTTAGTCTGATACGTTGCTGCAACGTTGGCTATTTGTATTCTGTCGTTAATGAGTAATCGTACAGCCGTGTTAGATGCTGCATAAGCCTTGGTTGCAAATGTTGCTTGAAGATACGTGTTAGAAACGTTTCCCGTTCCAAGCGTATTCACAACGCCAATGACTTGATTGACTTTGGTTCTTAGTTGTGTGAATGTTGTGTTGGATACGGTATTCGCTATCGTCATGGATTTTCCAATGCAGATATGCGAGCTTCAAGTGCGTTAATTTGGGATAACAATGTGGCTACAGTATTAGACGTAACAACTCCACCAGTTACGCTAACAACAACGATATCGTTTTCATTAAGATTACCAAACGGAGCTGTTGCTACTGTTGCGATAGTGTTAGATCCAACGCCTGTTCCTGTTACCGTTCCAGCTTGCCACTTACCAGTCGATGAGTTGTAAATTAGAACTTGTCCGTTAGCAGCTGTTTTTAAGCTGCTGTAGTCAACGTCATCGAGTTTATGAAGATTAACTTCACCAGACCCAGGACTGCGACCCATACCCATAGCAGCAGAAAATGCTATACGCGAAATGCGTTTTTCAGCTGCTTCGATAAACTGATCTAGTTTCTTTTCTAGATGACTGATATCCGCGGCTGGACCAGCAGGACCAATTGGACCACGTTCGCCTGGGTCACCTTTATCACCCTTATCGCCTTTTGGTCCACGCATACCCATAGGACCAGGAAAACCTTGTTCACCAAGATCGCCCTTATCGCCTTTGATGCCTGTAAGACCTTGAGGACCTATTTCACCGCGCTTGCCTTGTTTTCCTTCAGGACCGCGCAATCGAACTTCTCGCAGTTCCAACACGCCGTTAGACTCTGCAAGAGTTTTGATTTGATCTAAGATTTCTCGTTTGATTTCGTTCGCTTCTTGTTTGGCGAACTTTGATGCGATAGAAAGAAGTTTGGCTTTTTCTACTTCTGAAAAACTATTTTCGAGGAACGTCTGACGCAGTTGTTCCGATTCTGCTTTAGCGAACTTAGCAGCTATGGATAGTATCTGCGCCTTTTCTAATTCCTTCATGTTTAGATATCATCCTTGATCTCTTCCACGTATTCAAGATCTTCTTTTGAAACTTTTTCTATAGCACGAGTCATGCTTTCGATCAGTTTCTTATCTTCTTCAGTCAATGGTTTAGGAACAAATTCTTCTTTTGCCGCTGTTTTCTTAACGCCAGGAACTTCATGCTTGACTTTAATTTCAAGTTTTTGTGGTGTTGATTTTTCTTTTTGTGTTTGTTTAGCCTGATTATTAGCAGCTTTTTGTTCAGCATCTTGCTGCATCTGTTGCTGCTGTTGCTGAGCCTGCATCTGTTCTTCTTCAGCCGCAGCCTGAACTTCGCCCTCAGCAGCCATCTGCTGATCCATTTCTTTGATTTCGTCATCTGTCTGACGAAGAACGTTCTTGCGAATCCACTCTACAGAGTAATACTTACCAGCATACGCATCCATAAGCCCAAGAACAGCAAGACGATTGTTCATCATGTCTTGTTCTTTGATTTCAGCGTAGTAGTTATCGCGCTGGAAATCGTACTTGATATCATCTTTCATATCTTTCCATTCTTCACGGGTCATTACACCCTTAAGAAGAAGTTGGATCTCAAGAAGATTATCAAATAGGATTGAGAATCGATCGCGTAGACGTTCGATGAACTTGGCGTACTTTACTTCGTCACGAGTAATTTCGCCTTGACGACCAAGCGAGAACTGACCATCTGGTTCAAGGCGCGAGATCGGAACTGACAGCGACTTGTAGAGCTTCTTGCGGAAGTAATCAACGTCATCCATCTGTCCCAGATTCTCGCCACCAGGCAGCGTGGTAATTTCTGTACCACGACCACCTTCACGACGTGGGAGCCAGTAATCTTCCAACATCGTCATAAACTTGCGAGCGTCTTTGATTTCGCC